GCCACGACGATATAGGACTCTCCGGAAATATCCGTGGGGATATCCGAAGTCATTGCAACGGTGCCGGTCTTATCTGGCAAAGTCCATGCGCGGGAGGCCGTGCCAAGAGCGGCCATCGTGATTGTTCCGGTATATGTACCGTCCGCATCCAGAACAATCTGATTCGTGGCCGCATTGAGATTCAGGGCTGCGAAAGTGGGGCTTGCTCCGCTGTGAATGTCTTGAGGGGTCGAAAGAGTCAGATCGCCGTTGGCTCCCCCATCGGCAAGATTGATCTGGTTCGTCGTACCCTGAAGACGCCTTTCCGCCGAGAGATTCCCGCTCAGGGCCACGACGATATAAGACTCACCCGAGATGTCTGTCGGGATGTCACTCGTCATCGCAACTGTGCCCGTCTTGTCGGGGAATGTCCATGTGCGCGAAGCCGTCCCGAGGGCAGCCATCGTGACGGTGCCCGTGTACGTACCGTCGCTGTCGAGGACGATCTGATTCGTCGCAGCGGTGAGATTGACCGTGGTGAAAGTGGCATTCTTTGAAGAATCAATCACCGTTCCCGCAGCCATCAGAAGCGCACCGCCCACGATGTCCAAATCAGATCCCGTGACGATCTGCACGTCTCCCTTGGTCCCGTGGGATGTGGATGCCAGCGTGAGATTCTCGCTTGCCGCAGTTCCCCCGATAATTGCCTGTCCGCCAGCGCGACCCGCCAGTAGCGCGTACTGACTCAGGAAGTCCGTCGAGGGATCGAGGAATTCCAGCGCGTCCGGTGTGCCGTTAACGCGGACAAGATAGTTCGTACTTCCGGCATACGCCGCTGGCGTATCCGTCAGAAGCAGGAATGTGGTTACATTCGTCCTGACGTAATCGAGATCGGTCGTGCCAAGTGTGATGCTGTCTGTGGTAAGCATCCACGAAGTATCCGCATTGGCCGTACCCTGCTCGACCACGCATTGCATCGCCAGGATTTTCTCTGCGGTATCGGCATCCGGGGAACGCATCCATGCGCCAGCCTGAACGACGTAGATTCCGTTCGTCGGCTTGGAAGTCTGATTCTTGACGAGAATCCGATCTCCAGCAACGAGGGGAATCCCGTCAACGGTCTGTGTGCCGGAAAGCGTGAGATTTCCGGTGGAAGCGGCTTTTACGTTGTCCTTCCAGTTGAGTTGCTGAACGGAACCGCCGCCTGTGCCGAGAATCGGACCTGATCCGAGATCGGGATATGTAGTGACTGTTGCCACATTACACCCCCATTACCAAGGTGATGCTTGGGGTCGTTCCCGATACGGAGATCAGATTCCCGCGCACCCAACGCCAGCGGGCGTCACTTGTGAAGCCGCCCGTATCCCTGGTCGTGGAAAGCGAGAGATTGACCGTTCCGAAAGTCAGCCAATCGTTTGCCGTGGGGCTGACAGCATCTGAGACTTCAACATCAACCCTTGCCGCTCCGGTGCCTGAAGCAACTTCACCGTATGCCTGGAATGTCCGCTTCGCTCCGCGTCCGAAATGCGCCGCACCGACACCTGGGGTGCTAACAGCATTCAGGAGGGGAACGCTGGATACAACGGGATAACTCATCGCACACCCCTTTCAGGGTGCCGACGCGGTAATGAACAGAAGCTGTATCCGCTCGATACCTCATCGGCACGTTAAAGGTCATTCGGATTCCGGAATCCTTCTTGGCCGTCCCCTTTTCCTTGGAGTTGCCGGAGGAACTTCCATGCCGGATTCGTCAATAAGCGGTACGGGTAGAGGTTTCGCTTCGGCCCGTACTTCCGCAAACGCCGCTTCCGCTTCCTTGTCCGCTGGTTCCATCCACTTGAGCGAGATTTCCTCTTTCGATTTCAACTCGAAAGGTTCTCCGGACATCTTGTGGCCGAAGTCCTTCGGATACCGCCGCTTGTGGTCGTAATACCCTACACGGATTGCGCGAACCAGCATACATTCCTCCTAATTCGGGGTTACGGAGGGGGTATAACCCTCCGTAACCCCTTGGTACTCAACTGATTGTGATGTTGTCCGCGTAGTACTGATCGTTCTGCACGAACGAGAGCGGCAACAGGTCAGCCGTGAGGGTCACGGTGGGACTTGTCCCGCCGAGCGTGTAGTACAGACGGCTATACTGCTCCATCAGCGTGTCCGGCGGCACATTGATGTAGTACTTTGATCCCGCCACCGCACCACGGGTGATCGTCACGGTAGCCCCGACCTGGGTTGCCGAGGTGAAACTCGCATTATCGTCGGTCTGAAGGATCGCGGTGTACGTCTCGTTGCCGTTTGTGGCGGTTGCCAAAACGTCGAGGTTGATCCTCACGACAAGCGGTTCACCGATCCCGAGGTCACGATCCGCCCCGTGATTGATGATGTCTTCGGACGCCGCACTAAGCGTAAGAGCTTGTGCGTCCGAGTACTGGTTCTGATCGTCCCGAATCATTGTGTTCTCCTTCTTGTTGTCACCCGAAACACAACAGCACGGTCACGGGCTTTTTAAGTCACCCGCGCCTCAGTCTCCGTCAGCTGATCGACCACGCGAATCGGAATCTGGCGGAACGTGGGTGTCAGCACCCCATCGACCACCTGGTAGACCAGTCCGCCGCCGGAGATCACGTCGTCCCGACGCTGAATGTCGAGCATCTGCAGACAGGTCCGGTTCATGTAGAAGACCGGACGGCCACCGCGCAGATTCGGAATCCGATGGATGGCCTTGATCATGTTGTCCGTCAGATCAGCCGCCGAGGTTTTGGCGATCAACAGGGAGATGTCGATGTTCGCAATGCGAACCGCGTATCTCCAGTCCTTTACGGCGATTCCGCCCTTCCACTGCCAGCGATCCTGATAGGCCCGCATCCGGTTTCCGGCGATTCCCGCCGTGGTTTCGACGGTGACTTCCCCGAGGTCTTCGTGGACGAGCCCCGCCTGAGAACCCTTCGGGAAGATGCCGTAGATGCGCTCACCCCAGACAACAAGCCAGATGGAAGAGTTGTCGGAACCCGTTCCGCCAGCGTCAACGATGTTCTGACCGTTGTTCGCGGACTTGGAGGAATACCGCACCGCAAGGCCAGTGAATTCCTCCGGAGCCGTCGAGGAGTTCCCGTAGATGAGTGTCTGCGCGAACTCTTCGCTCATGGCCTCGATGAAGGCCATCGCTTCGGACAGACGGAACTCAGAAGTATTACCGTTGAGATCGGCCAAATCCTTGTCCACTTCCGCCCACGCCTCAAGCATTCCGATCTGCTCATCGGACTGAGCCGTGGTGGACTTCGTGGGCTGAACGCCTTGGTTCAGCAGACGCCACGCCACACCAGGAAGTCCGGTACGGATCGTGACGCGATGACCTGTCGGGAGGTTGCCCTCCTTCCAGTTCATATCGGGCAGGATGTCGTTCGTCTGTTCGAGCAACTCCACAATCGTTGCGATCCGCCCATCGGGATCGAGCCTTTTGGCCCAATCCGCGAGGGTGACCACATTTGCTCCCAAAGTAGCCATTTCGTTTTCTCCTCAAATGCGAAGGTTACTTCTTCGCGGAGCCTCCATAGAGAATCTCAGCCGCCGTTTTCTTCGGTTCGGCGGGCGGCATCGTTGACCTGATGAAGTTGTCATTCGACATCGCCTTGCCAGCCCGAACGAAAGCCTTGAACAGTTCGGGGAAGCTCCCAAATCCGGTCTGTTCAAGGGCCTTCACCAATTCCGGCGTACCGTACTTGGAAGCGAAGCGTTGGGCGTGAGTCATGGATTCCTTCAGGTTTTCCCCGCCGAATTCCTTGTCCGCCTTCACTTCCGCTTCCCAGCCTTCGACCTGTTTCCGGAGAAGGTTCTTCTGCTCCTCCACAAATCCGGAGACAGCGGTGTTTCCATGCTCCAGCATTGCCTGTGCCTGTTGTTGGGAGAGGCCCTGCTCACGCGCAATGGTGGCAGTTTTCTCCATGTAGGCTTTGGCATCAAGGAGCAGATTCTCCGGTGCCTTCAGATCGAATTTTTCGGGTGGACTCGCCGGAGGGGTTTCTTTCGACGTTTCCTTTGCTGTCTCCTTTGGCGTTTCCTTTGCGGGAGGGGCCGTTGCGGGCGGCGGATTGGCCGGGGGCGTCTGATCTCCCGTGGGTTGATTCCCCTGATCGCCAGTCGGTGCCGCGTTGGCTTCATCCGCCATAGGTTTGCTCCTCTTCTTCAGCTTCCTTCCGCATCAAGAAAAACTTGTCGGGATCGGCATGATAGAGGTCTTCCATGAGCGAAACGCCGATGGAGCGTTGCCCTTCGGTGTAGAAAACCGTGTTGTTGCAAGCGGGATTGACCGCAAGGACGCCGCTGACGCGCAGAAGTTTCCAGAAGAACCGACGCCCCGGCTTGGTCGAAACGACGAAACGGATATCCTCGACATCGCGATCATCGAGTTCGCGCTCTTTTTTGCGCCCTTTTCGGACCTGCTCCTCGTCATGGGCGTACTGGACGACGGATCTTTTGGGATCAAGCATCAGGGTGCGACCTCCGCGACCGCTCCGGCCTCAGCCTGTTCGGCAAGTCTGCCGAGGGCACTGTCGGGATCAATCTTCGCCTGGGACAAATCCTTCATGGTCGCCGCCTGTTCTCTTGCCGATCCGGTTGCCTGAACAGCGGCTTTGAGACGCTCCCGCGCCTGTCTGATCTGCATAACCTGTTCATCCGGAACGCGGATGGAAGGCGGAACTCCCGTTATTTCCGCGTATTCGTCCACCGTTTGATCTCGATCCCATTTGTCGAGGACTGCGGGATCAGCAGAAGCAACCTGCCCGACGAAGGCAACGAACCTTTCAATGCCGGAAAGAGCAACCAGCTTCTGAGCTTGTGCCATGACGGAGAGGTACTCGACTTTGAGTTCGACTCCCATGAGTTCGTTCGGAATTGGCGGCACTCGCCCTTGCTGGAGCATGAGGAGGAACTGCGCGTCAATGAGCGGATTAAGGAGTTCTTCATTGAGTCGCTCCAGAAGACGGCCAAGTTGGAGAAGTCGCTCCTCCTGAAGTTCCTGCACTTCCGTTGCGGTGCGCTCCCGGCGGTCGCGCACCAGAAGCATCATGATGATGTCCAAGAAGAACATCCGGGTGATGCGGTTCTGATGATCGAGAATATCGAGGCGCACATCGTTGAGTTGCGGTGTGACCTGATAGACAGGCTCGAACTTCTGCTGGCCCTCCTTCTGGAAGTTGATATGGCCGGGGAGAATCCCCAGGTTTCCGCGCTTCATGTTCATCGGCGCGTTCATGGGGGGATTCAACTGCTTGTCGAGGGCCTGTGCTTTGCGCTTGTGGAGAAGCTGAAGGGCCTTGATATCCCCCAGGGCCTTCATGCCGGGGCAATCGGTCCCATAGATATCCTCTCCGCTCTTGCCCCACCGTGGAGCAAGAACGGGGAAGAAATCAAAACCCGAGTCCCGTAGAATCTTGTCCTGATCGCCGCCGCCCCATCCGGCAGCGAACGTGCCTTTGCCGCCCGCCTGATTGGAGTATCCGCCGCGCTCGTAATAGACGCTGCGCCACCGCTTGTATCTAGATTCAAGCCGATTCGGATCGTACTCCTCATTCGGCAGAACGAAGTGATTGATCTCTACCCATGTTTCGTACTGCTTGTTCTCCCACTGCGAACGCACGAAGCTGGAGATGTTGTCCCACTTCGGATTCCCATCGGCATCAAGCTCCGCGAACTTGTTGACGATCTGTCGAACCGTCATGCGGAATTCGCGGTAGAGAACGCTGACGCGATTCTTCTCGTCGTTCGCCAGCATATAGGAGCCGATGGGCAGGACGTAGAAGCGCGAAACCTTACCGAGATCTTCCTCCACGTACATGACGGACGTACCGAAAACCGACAGATCCTGGTAGAGTTCCGGAAGCGTGTCGTACAGATTGCCCCGCAGGAAGTCCGTCTGCATCCGCTTGGTGACTTCATGGAGCCAGTTCTGCACCATCGTGTTTTCGGCCAGTTCCGGATCGATGACTGTCAGGCGAAACCACGGGCGGGCGGGAGAGGTAATTCCGCCCATCATGGCGGAAGAAAGAGCTTCAGCCGCATAGGTGGCCGTTGAATCGTAAATCTTCGTATTCTTCCGACTGCCGCGACTCGAATCCGTGGTGAACCAACGCGGGCGCGTGGGAAGGATGTAATCCGCGAGTTCCCGCCAATGGCTCCACCAGCTTACGCGCTCCGTCTCCATCTGATTGCGGAGATGATCGAGGCGCGTAACGAGTGATTCGCCCGTATCGACACGTTGAACCATCAAGCACCCAGAAGGGTACGGCGGGCCATGGTGGGTTCACCGATGGCACCGAGAGGACTTGTCAGGAGAGTGCTGGGACGCCCCGGAGACATCAGGGCGCGAACACGGGACAATCGTTCGCGTCTGCGGAGTGCGGCTTCGCGTTCCTCTTCGGCTTCAAACCGGGCTTCGGCTTGAGCCTGTTGCTGTTTGAGGAGAGCTTCCTGTTCCTCCTCAAGCTCCTCAGCCTGTTCGCGTCCACGAAGAAAGCCGCGTGTCTGTTCTACGAGAAGGGTGGGAATCAGGGTATGGGGGCTATAGCGAACAACTCTTTCCCCCAATTCCTTCAGGCCGATGTCGCCAACTCTGCGACCCCATTCGACGACGGGTTCGATTACAGCTTCTTCAACGGGGTCAAGGACGTGTTCTTTGAATTCCTTCCAAGGGTTCCATCTTGCCAAACGAACACAGCCTCTCTCCTTCCCTTGCTCAGATGGATAGCCTACCCGTAGGGTTAAGTCAAGGGTTTTGGCGGAAAAATCGGGAAAATTGTTATTCCCGATCCTCGAAAGGGTCGTAATCCGTCTGGAGTTGCTGGGCTTTCGCCTCAAAAGGACTGAAGGCGAACCCCTCCCGCGTGGCTTCCTGGCCGGGTTCGTCGGGGAATGCGAAGGTGAGGGCGAGGGCATCCCCGAGGTCGGGGGAGAACCCCAGCCGCTTTTTGATCTGCTCTTTCTCCTCCAGGCGGAACTTTCCCTGCTGGAACGTATAGGTCGGCGCGGAGAGTTCGCGAACGAGGGAAGGGATGTTCGGTAGAACGCCTCCGCGCCGGAGCCATTCGGCCAGTTGGAACCACATCTCGCTCCGCTTGTTGAAGTACTTCGGTTCGGAGGGCTTTGCCGAAAAGTTGATCCCCATGGGATTCATGCCCGCCTGGAGACAGGCATCCACGACGCCGGAACCGTATCCTCCCGTATCATCGATGAATTCGACTTCGCTTCCCCACTCCTTCCGAAGCCGTGCGATCCGGGCCGCTATGTCATTCGAACGGGCATTTCGCATCTCATGGGGATACTGCGCATAGAGGCCCTGGCGGGGAAAGAGGATGGTCCGATCATCTCCGAACCGGGCCACATCGATTCCGATGCGCTTCTGACTCCATTCGTAGGTGCCGATCTTGATTCCTCGCGACATGGCGGATTCAACCTCGTAGGCACCAATAAGGGTGTTGAGTGAAGAGGGAGGGAACTGTCCCAGAATATACGCCTTGATCCATGGATTGTCGCGTCCGTAGGTATTCACCTGTTCCCGCGCCCAGTCGATATCTACGCGGGGTGAGCGTTGGGGATCATCCGGATCGCCGGAGATGGAGATGATCTCCCATTGATCGCGCAGAAGCGTACAGGCGTTATGAAGCGATCCTTCAAGCGACGTGGGGTTTCCAGCCTGAAGAATCTTTCCCCAAGCGCATCGAGTGAGGCCCTGTTCGGCTGTGCGAAGGACGGATGGATTGATATCGCCGGATTCGTCGATCAGATAGAGGACAAAGCGGGAGTGAAGTCCGGAGAGGGTGCGCCCCTGCTCCTCCGATCCGGCGGTTTTCGAAAAGCCACGGGCGGCGAGGAACCAGGTCTGCTGATGGTCACGGGCGAACAGGCGATCCTTGTTGAGTTCAAAGCAATGCTGGAGGAACGCAGAGCGTTGCCGCCATTTGGAGAATTCTGACCAGAGATTGTCGCGAAGGTTGTCCCAGGTGCAGGACAGGGCGTAGCCTTTCGGATGTTCCCCTTTCTCCGCGAAGCACGTCATGAACCAGAGGCCAGCCCAGCAGAGAACGGCGGTCTTTCCCGGCCCGGCAGAGGCTTTCAGGGCGATACGTCGTATCTCCGGGCGGGCGAGGGCGGCTAAAGCCTGTGCTTGCCAGAGATCAGGTTCTACGCCGAAGTTATCGCGGACGAAGAGGACGGGATCATTCCGCCATACGGTGATGCGCTTTGCCGCATGGACAAGATCAGATTGACTCATCCCTTATGCCTCTTACCTCGTCAGCCAGAATCAGGAATGCGAAAGCGGATTCCAGTTGTCCCTGAAGAATGTCATATCCCCGTTCCTCGACGATCTTGGCGCATCGTTCGCGTTCGGCTTGCTTGATTTGATCGACTATCCATTCAAAACAGCTATCGCAAAAACATACCGCATTCAAGGGTGTAGTGTTGGGATGCCCATCGCAATCACGCCTCAAATCCCTGATCTCTTGCGGCGTCACAGCGGAACCCCCTTGTTCATCTTGGCGAACCACCAACTACGGGCGAATACAACGAGCGACAGATTGCGTTTTCGCATCCAGTAGTACTTGAAGAACAGCAGGAGCGTGAACTGGACGAAGGCCATGAGCGCGTAGTAGGCGGCTTTCATTCGTCCCAGCCCTTCTCCTGAAGGTGCGTTACGAGCAGTCAAAGCGGCCCAATACGTCCGTCAGTCTTCCAGTCGAGCCAGTTAAGAATAGCGACGAACAGGCGTTTCATCTTAGGTCGATCAATCATCGCGTTCCTCTAATCTGCTCCTAATGCGCCGATCCGTGCGAATCATCAATCCGATAGCCATGCCGGAGATGAAGATACTCAAGAGAGAAATGGCGATAGCGAGAGTCATCCCCGCCCCTCCGCTTTCTTGATAGCGGCTTTTGCCTTTGCGTATTCGTCGGAATCGGTATGGAATTCAACCCAGCCGTTTACGTTATCCTGCAAACTCAGGCATCCCTTCAGGGCTTCAAGGAGATCGGGAGCGGCGGCGATCAGACGGGCATCGGCATCCTTGATCTTCAGGGAATCGATGTAGGAATTAAAGCGGGCAACCGAAACCTCTTTTGTCATTTCGGGCTTACCGTTTGCCCCGAAGGGTACATGGGAAAGCCCAGCATCGTTGCCGTGGAACCAGTACCAAGGGCCGGGAGTGTGGCTCATAGATATCCCGCCTTGTTCAGATCATCGACGGTCTTTTCGTTCCATTCGCGCAGAGCCCTCTTTGCCTCTTCAACGGCTATCACGCGGGCATATCGTTTCGCCACGATGACGCCCATGATGTAGCCGACAATCATGCCGACAGTTGTACCGATCACGGCAGGCCAAACAATCATTCCGGCTTCTCCAGTTTCTTTCCGCAGAAGGGGCAGTAGAAGATTACGCTGCCGTACTCACCATTGCCGACGGTCCAGTAGCCGTCATCTTCGCCGTAGATAGGACCGCCTTCGATGGCGTGACCGTAGCCATCATGGGGAAGGCTCAATGCTTCCTTCATCGGGTCGCACAGGTGTTCCGTCATCTACCGTCTCCTTCCATGGGCAACAAGGGGCCGTGGCGGGGATTTCACCCGCTACCCTGAGAGACGCATAGCCCGGTACGGGTTGCGGCCCTCCGGGTCTTGCGCCATGCTTCCCCGCAGGGGCAATTTCCCAAGGCACCAGCCCGCAAGCTGGCGTAGGCTCTCCCTACCGCACGGCCCCTTTTCACTCATGCTTTAGCCAATCTTTCAACTTCAGCCCGGAGAATGTCGTTTGATCTCGCCAAATCCTCAATTGAGCAGAGGAGATCATGGACATCAGCCAGAGCGAGATCAGTAATGATCTGGCCGTTGTCTTCGACAACGAAGCGGCTTTCGGCCAGAAGCTCCCGAGAAGAATCAGCTGTTTTGATCGTGAACGTCAGCATCGGGGTTCTCCTTCCACGGCCCCTTGTTGCTCATTGTTCCTTCTTGTCGCCATCTACGACAAAAGTGATCCAGCCGGAATCGGCATCCCACTTCCCCCATGCCCTGTGATATCCAACTATGAACGGAGCGGATCGGTGCGTTCCCAAATGCTTCCGTTTGCGGCCACAACGAATGCGTCCCCATTGGGTGTCCCGGTAACTACGACACGTTTGCATTGCCATCGGGGTTCTCCTCAGTCCGTGGCGAATTAATCAAGCGTATATCTGGCAAGCGGCCAGCCGAGCAAGCGGATTCGTACCCAAAGATCAACTTCCATGAGGACATGATCGAAGAACAATCCCCAGCCGCCGTATTTCTCGTAGGAGTACCACATCAACAGCCAAGCCCTATTGCCTATCTGTTTCCTGCCCATGCGATTCCTCAATCCGTGGCGATTCTATAACCTGAAACTGCGCGTCCTTCATCGAAGCGGAAACCAGGTCTTCAAGCTTGAGCGTTGCCGTCACATCGGCTTGTACCTTCTCCCTAAACTTCTCCGGCCTCAGAGCCTTCAGCATGAACATGAGCAGCTGATCGGAGTAGGTGCGCTTCTCCCCGACTACTTCGCCCATGTAATAGACCGCATCGGTAACCCCCTCAACAGCCCTCCTGCGAGCTTCAAGTTCGAGGATATCGGAAGCATGTTCTTGTGCTACGTCGAACGCTTCGCGGTACGCTTTTGCCGCCCCCGTGAGTTCCCCGTCTTTGCCCGTCTGGTTCTTCCAGTTCTGGTGCGTCTTCGAATCCATTCCAACGGCATCGGCAGCATGAGTCACCGTTCCGAGCATGGAGTAGGCCAGCAAGAAAGGTTTACGCTTGCCCTCCCCCGCACCCTTCACCCATTCGGGCCAGTCTTCGCGGCCTTCTGAAATCGCAACAAGGCGATCCTTGAAGCCTTCCATGGCACGGGTACGTTCGATCAGTTCGCCGCCACTCATCAGGCACACCAGCGGGAGAATTCGAGGTCATCCGCTTTCAGAACAGCCGCCGCAAGCTTCGGAGCATTAGCAGCCCCGCAAGCAATGGCACGTAGAACATCCTTGTAGAGATCGTCTTCAAGGATATGCTGCGCTTCATCATCCCCGTCAGCATCCTTGATGTGCCGTATCCGCTGTTCTATCTCCTCAAGCGTCATTGGGGGGTTCCTCCTCCCCCAGCTTCCTCATG